ATGATTAATTGGCTGTAGAATGATTAAACCAAGTTCTGATAGTAATGGCTTAACTTCTGCTAAGATGTCGTTTAAAGTAGTATATGAGCTTTTAAAGTGTGGATTTTTACCATCCTTCTTAATAGCATTTACTTTAGATTGAAATTGTAATAACTTTGAATTGAGGTTTGGGGTTTTCATGATTTCTTTTTGGGGTTTTAGAATGGTGTGTTGTTAGAATCGTAAACGGTTTTTCCGTTACCGATGTAGCTTGCTTTTACTTTAGCAGCTCGTTCTTCTTTGGTTTGTCCTGTAGTTATGGATGCATCCTGTCCATACTGATTAGGTTGGTCGTTTAGGATAATACTAATGTCATAGTATTCGGCTCCATTTTTACCTGGTTTAATTCTTGTTTTGTCTAACTTTGTTAGATCAATTGATGCTGCGATAATTTTACTCATGATTTATTTGGGTTTATTGGTTTATATTTTTTGTTCTAAAATGTCTAAAAGATAGTTTAATTTCTCCTCATCGGTAAAATCATTCTCTTTAGCAATAAGCTCAACATATCGAATAGCTTCATCTTTAAAGATGTAACGATGTTCCGGGTAATTAATATCTAATACTAATAACTCGTTTGGGTACCAGTGTTCGGTTAGCCAGCATTGATTGTAACTTCCGCTGGTGTAATCTTCAGGGTCTAAGTCGTACATCATATCTTAAAATTGAGTTGGTTAAACGTAAATAATTACTTGTTTCTATTCTCATTTGCATTTCAAGTCCGCATGTTATTTGTCCCTGAGCTGCTTGTTCTAATATCAAACTTTCTAGTTTAAATATTTTCTCGTATGATTCTGCTATTTCTTTTTTCATATAAATTTTTTTAAGTTTTCTTGAATAAATAATTCCATAACTTTTACCTGTTCAAAGTACCTTGAACGTTTGCCTGTAGAATTTCTTGGTAGGTTATCAATATGTGATTTAAGGCGATTATTAAACATTTGTAGTCGGTTAAGTTGGTCTATGTCTAATTCGATATACATCATTGATTTGCTAATAAAGGGTTCATTTGTCGGCATATCGAATAGCTAAGAAACGTTCGTATAATTCTTTATTAAAGCGACCATTACTTTGCCACCAATTCAAGGCATGACAATATCGGGCCATGCACCATTGTTGATTATCCATTTTCTCTAAATTTAATTTCGTTTCTTAAAGTATCTATTTTGCCATCCATATAAGTAATGTTTAAAGCATTAAGGATAACTTCACGAACTAAAGGAATATCATTAATATCAATATTAACTTCTTTTAATGCACTCTTGATGCAAAGATATTGTTCGTTATTATAGTTCATGTTTTTCATCTAGGATAGTTTTTAAAGTATCGTGATAAACAGCCATATAATCAGCTTCTGAGCAATCTTGTATCGTATCGGAATAATAAGCTCTTGATATAGGGCATACACTAATTGAGGGGGTTGTACCAGTTTCAAGCATGATACATTTATCTTCGCTAAAGATTTTGTAATAAAAAACTAAAGACTTTCTAAATTTAGGAAGTTGGATGTCTACAACCTCAATAAATTCTTTTGTGGATTTGATTTCGATTTTCATGATTTGTTTTTTTTAGGGGTTAAAAGTCGTGAGTTGGGTAAACTTCAATTATTTGTTCTCCAGTGCTATCATCAATATAGTAAGTGTATTCGCCTATTGTAATATATACAACGTTTGATGCTCTAATATCTATATTCATACAGCAGTAATATTAAAGGTTTGAATAGTTTTAACTTTGTTCATCATAACTACATAAGCATATAGTCTGCAATCGGCTATGGTTTCCCATTTAGTAAATTTTGTGAAAGCAATACATTTATCGCTATCAAGGAATTCAATTTTAAATTTTTTCATGATTTCTTTTTGTTTTAAGTTATTAATATTCTGTAAAAATAAACATTATTTTTAATATGTGCAAAATAATATTATCGGTTTTAACATTTATTTTTAATTTTATTCTTAACTTGTTGGTTGTCAGTGCAATTATTTTTTTGTCTACGCTTATATTTAGATCCTTTGTCTATAAATTTTGTTTTTCCAATCATAATATATTTAATTTGATTAGTTTTAATTTTATAGTAAATGGCTTGGTGGCTTACTGAATGTAAGGTTGCGAACTCGCTAACTGATAATAAATCTTTCATATTGCAAATTTACAAAATAAAATGATAAGTTGCAAAATAAATTTAATATAATTACATTTGTCAATCAAAACAACAATCGATAAACACTTCGCGGACTATTATTCGTACTACAAACGAATATGTAAAAAGTATTATAATGGCCGGTACTTAGCCGAAGATATGCTCCACGAACTTTACTTTAAGTTATTAGCTGAGAAACCTGAATGTATAGATAAATATAATAAAGATGGTAAACTTTATATTCTCGGACTATATCGATTAAGAGACTTATTCAGAAACCGCACACGAACACTCCAGCATATTGACGGGAATACATCAAGCCTTCACGAAATGTCTAATTACGAAATAAGGGACTTTGCTGAGGAACCAATGGAACTATTACCTATTGATGAAATTAATATCGAACGAATAAAAAATTGTATATTTGATGGGTTACTAAACCAGGATCACGATATTGAAGTATTTGTAATGGCTCAAATAGAACCGCTTTACAGGATGGAGCAACGAACTAAAATAAATCGTAGCAGCTTAAAGAAAGCTTACGAGAATGCAAGAGTTAAACTTAAAAACCAATTAAAATGAAAGTAGAAAACTTAAATCACATTAAAGAAAACGTTGAACTATTTAGAATGTGGGTAGCTAACAACGAACACTTACAAAACTCAATGGATGTATTACAACCAGTTATTGAAGTTTACAACGAGGAGTTCCCACAACAAGCTATCGGACTATCAAACTGCAAGGAATGTTTATTAGATATGTTACGTTGGGCCATCGGACTAACTAAAGAAGAAGTTAAAAAGAAAAAAAATGAAATATAACTATATTACTTACACAACTTTACCTCCAACATTTGACTGCTATACAAGTTCACTTATCGGAACATTCTATATTATACTGAATTAAATGGCAAAGACTAAAGAACTAACAATCAAAAAAACATTCGGTAAACGAAAGGTTGGTAAAGCAAAGAAATCAATTTGTAAAAGAGATCGTAAAACTAAACCAAACAAAGGACAAGGATGAAAATAGAATTAAAAAAGCTAAGCGATTTAAAGCCAGCTCCATATAATCCAAGACAAAGTAATGCCGAACAGGAAAAGCAATTAAAAAGCTCACTTGAAAAGTTTGGAGTTGTCGAACCTATTATCTTTAATAAACAAACAGGATTTATAGTTGGCGGACATTTTAGGATAAGAGAATTAAAAAAGTTAGGTTATAAAGAAATTGAATGTGTAATAGTTGATTTAAACGAAGCGGATGAAAAAGAATTAAACATAAGATTAAATGCTAATACAGGAAGTTGGGATTGGGATGAGTTGGCAAATAATTGGGATAGCGAATTGTTATCGGACTGGGGATTAGAAATACCTGGATTCGAACCCACAATATTAGAAGCTGAAGAAGATGACTTTAACGTTCCTGAAGGTGGAATTGAAACCGATATTGTTTTAGGCGACTTGTTTGAGATAGGTGAACACCGTTTACTTTGTGGAGATAGTACAGATAGCGACCAAGTGGCAAAGTTAATGAATGGAAATTTAGCAGATATGTGTCATACAGACCCTCCATATAATATAAACTATGAAGGTGGAAGTAAAAAAAGAGAAAAAATAGCTAATGATAAATTAGATGATTTTCCACAATTTTTATATGATGTTTATACAACAATATCAACTGCATTAAAAAAGGGAGGTGCAATTTATGTATGGCACGCATCTACTGAAACACATAACTTTATTCAACAATTTTTAAATGCAGGATTTTTATTTAAATCATACATAGTTTGGAATAAAAATAATTCAACATTTGGAAGGTCGGATTATCATTGGAAACACGAACCTTGTATTTATGGTTGGTTAGATGGTGCATCACATACTTGGCACGGAGATAGAAAACAAACAACAGTATGGGATATAGATAGACCATCTCGTTCCGAAGAACATCCTACAATGAAACCAATACCATTATGTTCTAAACCATTAGAAAATTCATCAAAGCAAGGTGATATAATTTTAGATGTATTTTTAGGCAGTGGTTCAACAATGGTAGCTTCGCATCAACTAAAACGTAAATGTTATGGAATGGAATTAGACCCGAAATATTGTCAAGTAATAATTGACCGAATGAAGAAGTTAGACCCAACGATTAAAATTAAAAGAAATGGAATTGAATTAAAGTAATCACCGAAACTACACCGAATGAATAAAGAAGATAATTTAAAACCACAATGGCAACAAGGCGAAAGTGGTAATCCAAATGGCAGACCAAAGGGAAGTAAAAACCGAGCTACAATAGTTAAGAAATGGTTAGAGGTAAATCAAAACTTAAAGAATCCTTTAACAGGGCAAGATGAATTTTTAACACAAGAAGATTTAATTACTTTGGCAATTATCAAAAGAGCAAGGGATGGTAATGTAAACGCTTACAATGCTTTAATGGATAGTGGTTATGGCTCACCAGCTCAAACAGTAAATCAAACAATAACTGAATATCCTATATTCCCTGGAATCGATTTGAATGTTGATAAAGACGACAGCTCAGCGGAAGATATTTAAACTCAAAAAAAGGGTTAGAATTGTTCGTGGAGGTACTTCAGCTTCCAAGACATTTAGTATTATACCCTTTCTAATTACTCACGCTTACAACGAACCTAATAGCGAAATAAGTATAGTTGCTGAAACCATTCCACATTTAAAACGTGGGGCCTTAAGGGACTTTTTAAAGATAATGGATTTAGTCGGTTTGTACAATGATGCAAGTTTTAATAAGTCAAGTTTAATTTATACGTTTCAAAATGGTAGCTATATTGAGTTCTTTAGTGCGGATAGTGAAAGCAAATTAAGGGGTGCTCGGAGGGATGTATTATTTGTAAACGAGTGTAATAATATAACTTGGGAGGCCTATTATCAATTAGCCATTCGAACTCGAAAGTTTATTTATTTAGATTACAATCCTGTTTCTGAATTTTGGGTGGATAAAGAATTGATTAATGATGTTGATTCCGAAATGGTAATACTTACCTACTTAGATAATGAAGCACTTGATAAATCAATAGTTCGTGAAATTGAGAAAGCAAAAGAGAAAGCTAAAACATCAAAATATTGGGAAAACTGGTATAAGGTTTATGGCTTAGGGCAAATCGGTACGTTACAAGGTACGGTCTTTGAGAATTGGTCGATTGCTCCATCCATTCCTAAGGATGCTGAATTGATTGCTTATTCTTTAGACTGGGGATATTCAAATGATCCTACAGCTTTAGTTGCTTGTTATAAATCAGGCCAACAATATTACTTCGATGAATTGATTTATCAAACTAAACTAACCAACTCAGATATTATTGACAAACTAATTAAACTCGGAGTATCGGAATATTCAGATATAATTGCTGATAGTGCCGAACCTAAGTCTATTGAAGATTTAAGGCGTAGAGGTTTTTCAGTAAGTCCAGCTAAGAAAGGACCTGATAGTATACGTGCTTCAATATCTTTATTGCAAGAAATTCATTTTAAGGTAACTGAGAATAGCACTAACTTAATTAAGGAACTTAGGAACTATTGTTGGGATGTAGATCGTGATGGAAATAAAATGCAAAATCCTGTAGATGACAATAACCATGCTATTGATGCGATTAGATATTTGGCAATGAATAAGTTAAGTTCGTTATCGGACTGGATGGACTTTGAATAATTAATATAAATCCTAACCAATGGTTCGGAAAACAAAAGTAAAATTTTAAACGTTATATATATATGATTCCAACAAATGTAAACAATTTAACTATTAAGGAGTTTATTGAATACGAGAACATTCGAACTTCTAGTTTAGAAAACATTGACAAAATTATTCAGATAGCTTCTAGCTTTACTGACATTTCGGTATCGGAATACGAAAACATGAGTTTTAACGAACTTGAAAAAGTAAAGAGTAAAGTATTACTACTAATCAATAGTAAACCCAACACAAGGTTAAAGAATACGTTTTGGCATGATGGGACAAGATACAAAGCTTGTAAAGATGAAAAAGATTTTAAGACAAATCAATACACTGCATTAAAGCAATATGAAACCGATGTCATTAATAACTTGCATAAAATATTAGCTTTGATATATGTTAAGTGTCCTGTATTTAGTAAGTATAAATTTAACTCCGATAACGTTGAAGAAATAAGTGATGTTATTTATAATTATGGAAAGGTGGGTGATGTCTATGGCACACTTTTTTTTTACTCGAACAGGTCCGAAAAATTGAAAGCGGATTTGTTGAACTCTTTGGAGGAGGTGCAGAAGGAGATAGCGATTCACATGGAGGAAGTGAACAGGGAGTTAAAAGCTTCAGGCGAGAATATGGTTGGTACTTTATAATCGATTCAATTACTGGTGGCGATCCTTTTAAAGAAGATGAACTAATGGAGTGGTCGATAGCAAGGTTTTTAAATCGGATTCAATACATGAAACATAAAGCGGAGAGTGAACAATTTGCACAAAGTATAAATGAATGAAGTTGAAAAAATATTAGAAGCATTTGGAACTAAGGTAGTAGTTGATTTGCGTAAAAGCTTATCGGACAAACTACAGGCTAAAGCATCAAGGTATCAAAGTAAATATAATAGCGGTTCTACTAACCCTGGTGAAAGTGCTTTGGGTGCTTCAATTAAATATAGGATAGTAGATTCATCTGATGGGATTAAGTTAAACGTTTTATTAAATGATTATTGGGAAGCTGTTGATACTGGTCGTAAACCAGCTGGGGTTCTTAAAGAAGCAAAGATTGATAAATGGATAAAGAAACGTAATATATTATCTAGTTTTATAAAGAGTAATTTAGAAGATAGAATTGAAAATCAAAATAGAAGAAATAAAACTAATCGTGAAACAAAGGTATTAGAAAAATTAACTTTTGCTGAAGCATTAAAATCATTGGATTATTTAGTACGAAGAAAAATACAAAATAAAGGATATGAAGGCATTCACTTTTTTAACGAAGTAATGGAAGATGGAAGGCAACAACAATTAACTAAAGATATAGCAGCTGCTATGAAAAAAGACATAGAGATAATAATTAAGACTAATAGATATGAAGAGACATAAAAATAATAATAAATACAAATAGATATGGCGATAACAATACTTAGTAAACCAACTGATGCATTATATTACGGTTATGTACCTTGTTATAATAATCAATGGTTTGTAGCTTCGAGTTCACAAACAGCTTCAGCTAACTTTAAATATTACATAGTAGTAACGGACATATTAAGTGGTTATAGTGTAACCGAGAAGTTCTTACCTAATCCTAGTGGCAAGCTTCAATTCGATGCTTCAAAGTTTAGTGAACTACTAATGACTAATTACATTCCTGTTAATGTTTATGGGTTCCAACAAAATACAAGTATTCGTAAGATACGAGTTAACATCGGTGAGATTTACGGCTCTACTTTACCAGGAACTATTTATTCGGGAACTGATATTGATTATAATGTTTGGAATGGTAGTTTAGAAATGCTTACATTTTCGCAATACAACAGTAAAAATTATACTTGGGATTTAAGTACAACTCCTAATCTTAATTATCCTGTTTTGTTATCGGACTTAGCAGATGACTACACGTATAATAATAGAAGTAACTTTTTATATTGGATGATGCTTGAGGGACAAACTGATTTACCTAAAATCTATTTAAGAACTTATAATGCTGCGGGATCAGTGTTAAATACTTATACGATAACAAATAGTGTAAGCACAGGAACTTATCGAACTAATATGGTATGTATTGATGTCGGTAAAAAGGGCATTGATGGGATTAATGCAAGTTACTTAGTAGGTGTAGAATATTACGATATAATGGCTGAGATAAATTCAGAAACTGCACCATTCAAAATTAAAAGATATACAATAAAATGCAGTCCAAGATTTGATGTATTTACACTTCACTACTTATCAACTACAGGAGCTTATGAAACTTTGCATTGTAGCAAGGTCTCGGAATTAAACTCTACAAAAACAAGTACTACTTTTAAACGCTCACCTTGGACTAATGTGTCTAATGTAATGACTTTGGATTATTCGGTAGCTGTAGAACAACCAACTATTGTAAACGTTCAAAATGGATTAAAGTTAAATAGCGATTGGGTAACTAGAGCAGAATTATTAAAGTATAAAGATTTGTTTTCTTCTCCCGATGTTAAATTAGATTTGGGAACTGCTCAGGGTTACGCATCAGTAAAAGTAACTAATGGAACTTATGTATCTAAGAATAACGATAAGCTAAGAAATTTAACTTTTGATTTATTATTTACTCACAATAACCAAAGACAAAAAGGATAATGAACGATATAAAGATTTTATTATATACACAAGATGCAACTCCGATTGAATACGATGTAAGTTATATTGATGAGATTCCAATTAGCTTTAACTTTTTAATATCGGACATAAGAAACCCTGATAAAAAGAATGCAAGTTTTTCAAAGACAATTACATTCCCTGGAACTAAGGATATTAATAAATTCTTTGAATTAATATGGAAGTCAAACATTAGTTTAAATTATTTTAATCCTAATAAGAAATGCGACATATATTATTATGTTAATTCGGTACTTCAGTTTAAAGGAGATTTACAACTAATCAAAATAAATGTTGATGATTCAACTGGTGAGGTTGTTTATGAAACTAGCTGTAAGGGAACTATCGGAAACGTATTTACAAAGATAGGAGATAAGTTATTATCGAATCCTGAAGATACCTCGTTTACTAATTGTTTAAATTTTAGCACTTATAATCACAATCTAACTTTTAACAATGTTACTAATAGCTGGGCCACATCAATACAAGTAGCTGGTTCTCCTGTTGCATTTGCTTTAGGTAATGGTTATGTTTATCCTCTTATAAATTATGGTAAGACATCAGTAGTAGCTCCTAATCCTTATAACCAAGTAGCTGAAGCCGATTACAATATAAAGTTCTTTAGGCCCGCATTATATAAAAAAACTATATTAGATAAGATATTCTCCGATGCTGGTTATACCTATACATCAACTTTTTTTAATTCAGCTTTTTACAAAAGTCAAATAATTCCTTCTACAAATGATAAGTATGATAAGTCTCAAGCTCAATTAGCACAAAATCAATTCTATGCTGGTTTAACAACAACTTTATCAACTCCTGTAATAAGTACAACTAATCTTTTTGGTTCTTGGTATTCTAACTCAGTAACACCTCAAACAGTATTATTTAATAATACTAGTACAGCTCCATATAACGATGCTGGTAGCCATTATAGTTCGGGAACGGGTTTTTTTACACAATCAAGTTTTATTAACTATACAGCTGGCTCAACTATTGTTTTTGATTTAGTGATTACAGCTTCAAGTCCTTCAGCAGTTTATGCAAAATTAAATTCATTATTTTTAAATATAGTAATTGAAGGAGCACCGCCAACATACGGTAGTTATAGTTTAATTAGTAGTTCAGTAACTGATTATTTAGTTGGTACTACTTCTAATTTACAAATAGCAGTTGTAGCTCCATCAACAACGGTTGCACCTGGAGGTCCATTATATGTTCAATTTTATTTAAGTAGTATATCTTATGAATTATATCGCTCAGATACAGTTACTCCCGTAAATACAGGAACTTCAACAATAACAGCAAATATAAAAAGTGGCTCAGAGTTTTATGCTAATTACGAAAATCAACAAATAGTTGAAGGCGATTTAGTAGACTTAAATAATGTTTTACCTAATAATATTAAGCAAATAGACTGGTTAATGTCGGAGTTTAAATTGCATAATCTTTATATGGTGCAAGACAAAACAAATGAATATAATTATTTTATTGAAGATAGGGAGAACTTTTATAGTGGCTCAATAGACTGGTCCGATAAAAGAGATTATTCTATGAAGCGTGAAGTATTGCCAATAGGAGAATTAGATTTTTTAAAATACGAATTATCGTATAAAGAAGATGCTGATTATTATAATGATAAATATCAAAATGATTATAAAGAAACTTTCGGAAAACATATAGAGTATGTCGATAATGATTTTATTACTCAAACAAAAGATGTAAGTGTAATTTATTCAGCAACTCCATTAGTTGGTAACTATGTGAATGGATTAGTAATACCTTATATTTTAAAAAATGATAACGGGGTGATAGGTTCTATAGGAGCTAACATACGATCTCTTTATTATGGCGGTTTAATTAATTTAAGTTTTGGAACCTGGAATTTATGGTATTCAAGTGGAAGTTCATCAACAACTTATTCTACTTATCCATTTGCTGGGGATTGCGATAATCCTTATAACCCTACTTTAACTTTAAATTGGGACACACCTCGTGAAATTTATTACACTTATCAACAAGCTACTTATACCGATAACAATTTGTTTAATAGGTTTTATTCTAAAATGATAAATCAATTAACTGATAAGAACTCAAAGATTGAAAGGCGATATTATAATTTAAGTGCTTACGATATTAAGAACTTTGATTTTAGGAATGTAGTTTGGGATGATGGGTATTATATAGTAAATGCGATAAAGGATTACAACTTTATGAAGCCACAATCAACAATGGTTGAGTTATTAAAGTTAACTGATTATACTGTATTTATTCCTGATAATGATATTCAAGTTCCTGGTGCAAATAGAATAGGTAATATAAGTCAATTACAAAATTTAAGTTCTGCAAATGGAAGTAATATTAATTTAGGTTATAATAGTAATATAGTAGGGGGTGATAATAACTTTGTAGCTTCAGGAGCAAATAGCGTTACTTTAACGAACTCAAACAATGTAGTTATAGAATCATCAGTAAGTAATTTTACAGGCGTTAATTTAACAGCCAATAGCACAATAACAAGTGGAGGGATTAACTTATCGGATGCCATTACAATAGATAATTCAAGTGGAAGTTATTTGGCTAAAATAAATACAAGTCAAGTAGTAAAAAAGTCAATAACAATAACAGCGGATTATACCATTGATGGAACTTGTTCATTTTTTTGGGTAAATGCTATTGATGGAAATATAAATATAACTATTGATGCTACTTTATTTATTGATTACGAGTTTACATTCTTTAGAACTGATGCAACTGCTAACCTAGTAAAGTTATACGGAGCTGGAGCAGAAACATTA